GTCCGGCGAGGACGGGAAGGCCCGCCTGAAACTCGTCGAGAGCGAGAACCCGCTGATGCCCGAGTCGCACTGCGACATCGCGTACTCGGCGGCGCTGGCGATCCGCGCGGGGCACAGGCCGGACATCCAGGGCGTGATGCACTTCGGACCCACGCCCAAACAGGAGGACGCCGCTTGATCGGGATCAAGTCCATCATCGGCAAGGTGTGGCACGGCACCGCAACCAAGAGCATTAACAACGCCGCGATGGCGAAGTTCCTTGGCCTGCGCGGCGCGGAGGCCGACCGCGCGACCCGGCCCTTCGAGCAGGTCGGCGCGGTCAACCGCTGCATCCGCATGCGCACCGCCGCGATTAGCGGCATGCCCCTGATGGTCTCCACGCCCGACGACGAGCTGGTCGAGTCCGGCGAGATCATCGACCTGCTCAATCAGCCGTGGCCCGGCGCGACCGACGACGACCTGGTGAGCTGGATCGACGCGCTGGTCATGCTGACCGGCGCGTGCTACCTCGTCGTCGAGCAGGCCCTGGGCCAGACACCCACCGAGCTGCGCCCCGCCGGCAGGGACACCTGCCGCCCGCAGTACGACGCTGACGGCGAGCTGACCGGCTACAAGTACACCAAGCCCGGCGACCGCTCGGGCCGCGCGCGGCACCTGTCGCCCGAAGAGGTCATCCCCTTCACGCTCGCCGATTATCAGTCGCAGAAGCTGCACGACGGGCTTAGCCAGCTCAAGCCCACCATGCGCTCGATCCAGCAGGTCTACGGCGCGGATACCGCCAACCTCGAATCGCTCTACAACGGCGTCGAGCCGGGCCTGGTCTTCGACTTCGGCCCCAACACCACACCCAGCGACGAGCAGATCGACCTGGTCTACAAGCAGCTCGACGAAAACCACCGCTCGCCGATGAACCGTAACCGCCCGATCGTCATCGGCGGCGGTGCGACGGTCCAGGACTTCGTCAAGAAGTTCACCGAGATGGAGTTCACCAAGCTCAAGTCCATGAGCATCGTCGACGTGTGCGTGTCCCTGGGCGTGCCGCCGCTGGTCGCCGGCTACGCGGCCGAGGCGGGCTTGGGACACGGCAAAGAACTCGAAGAGGCGCACAGCGCGTTCATGTTCATCACCGTGCTGCCGGCGGCGTCGTGGATCGCGCGCAAACTGACCGTCCACCTGCTGCCGCGCTTCCAGCACCGCGCCCGCACGTTCCACAACTTCGCCCGGCCCGACGTGCGGTCGATGCGTTGCCCGACCTACAAAGCCGCGCGCAGCCACGCGCGACGCCAGCGCGTGGCGTCACGCACCAGGCAGGGGGCGCGTGAGTCGCTGCAATACTTCGCGTGGTTCGATTCGTCCGCCGTCGACGCCGTGCGCGACGCGTCGCTGCGCCGCCTCAAGGAGGCGACCATCCTCACCGAGAAACTCGGCGCGACCCAGGCGGAGGTGATCGAGGCCTACGACGCGCCGATCTCGGCCGAGCACCCCTGGCAGAAGACCTGGTGGAAGCCGATGGGCCTGATCGACGTGCAGGAAGACAACAGCGCCGATCTTCCTGGCGATGGCAGCGATCCGGACGCGCCGCCGGACGGCGGGGCGAAAGCAGGAAATGGTAAAAGCAGGACAGCAGAAAATCCGAGCACCGGTATCCGGACCCTAAGCGACGCGCAGCGCGCACACCTGCACGAGCTGTGGTGGAACTCGATCCAGCCGCTGGTCGGCCGGATGCGCAAGAAGGTGACCGGGCACTTCCGTAACCTCCGCGCCGAGGTGACGGCCAACCTCAACCGCGTCGAGGCGGCGCACGACGCCAAAGCCGTCATCACCCGCGACCTGGTCGCCGAGGTCCTGTTCGACCTGGCCAAGGCGCGCAACAAGCTATTGGTCCGCGCCCGACCGATCGTCCGCGCGTCGTACATGCTCGGCGGCGCGCAGTCGATGGAGGACGCGGCGGTCGCGGAGGGGCGCAAGCCCGAAGCCGCGGACCCGTTTAACCTCGCCGACCCGTTGGTCGAATCCAAACTCCGCGCCCGCACGAACCGCGTCGGCGGCGTGACCGACACCGTCTACAACCGGCTCAAGAACCGGCTCGCCGAGGCGGTCGCGGAAAACGAGCCGGTGTCCAAGCTGCGCGAGATCGTCAAAGACGAGTTCGACTTCGCCGGCAACCGCGCCGCGACGATCGCACGCACCGAGGTCGGCGCGGCCGTCGAGGAGGCCCGGCACGAGGGACGCAAACAGGCGGGCGTGCCGCTGAAGAGCTGGCTGTGGTCGCGACGCGAGACCGGGCGCGAAAACCACATGCAGGCCGAGCGGCAGACGCACGAAGCGCCGATCGCGGTGGCGGCGCTCTTCGTCCTGCCGCAGACCGGCAACACCTGCCAGCACCCCCGCGCCACCAACGACCCGCAGGACGACATCAACTGCGGCTGCACCACGCTTAGCCGCTACCCCGACGACGCGAAGGACGCACGCCTGCTGGCGCACCGCATGGAGCGCGGCTTCCTCGATCACGAAACACTGGAACACCGCATCGCCCCCGGAAGTGAGCACGTGGGCTTAGGAGATCAGCGATGACACTCGAACAGAAGATCGACAAATACATCGACGGCAAGGCGAAGCTGCTGGACCCGCGCAGCCGGGACATCGCGCCCAGCGAGGGCGATATGTCCTGCGTCGAGCTGGCGGTCCGCAAGGTGGACGAGGCGAACCGGACGATCGAGGCGATCGTCTCCACGGCCGACGTCGACCGCAACCAGGAGATCGTCGAGCCCAAGGCGTACCGCAAGTGGCTCAAACACTTCAAGGCCAACCCGGTGATGCTCGCCGCGCATGACCACAGCGCGTGGTCCACCGGCGACCCGACCGTGATCGGCAAGTGGCTGGATATCCAGATCACCGACGGCGGGCTGCTCGCCGTCGGGCAGTTCATGGCCGACGACGAGCTGGCGGAGAAGTATTGGAAGCGCTACCGCGACGGCTTCATGAAGGCGTTCAGCGTCGGCTTCATCGCGCACTCCTCGGAGATGCGCGAGTTCGAGCTGGCCCCCGGCGTGAGCAAGCGCCTGCGCGTCTTCACCGAGGTCGAGCTTCTGGAGATCTCCGCGGTGGCCGTGCCGGCGAACCGGCAGGCGCTGGCCCGCGCGGCTTCGTTCATCGCCGGCGGTCGCGCCGCCGGTACGGGCGACGATGAGAACGCTGCCCGCGCTTTCGAGGAGATGCTCGCGCGGTTACTCAAGCAGGAACTCTCACGCGAAGACAACCCAATCGTTAAGCAACTGGCCGACCCCGATGGACCCGTGGCGCTGATGATCGAAGAGGTCATGCAACGCGCCGCCGACCACGAGGGACTTCGCCGGTACTTCGACCCGGACACGCCGGGTCACAAATCGGGGGAGAAGGCCGGGGGCAACGATGAGCTGAAGCGCGAACTGCGGCAGCTCGTCGGCGGCTGATCCGCATGGATCGCATCACGCCCGCCGCGCAGGCGATGGGCAAGCAAACTCAAACACCGAAAGGAAACACGGATGGACCCGGAACTGAAAGCACTGTTAGACCAGGCCAAGCAAGCGATCGGGCTGCACGGTGAGCTGAAGGCCGCGATCGACGAGATCAAGGCCTGGGGCGTTGAGAAGGGGCGGCTGGCCGAGGCCGAGAAGGCCGTGCAGCAGGTCAACGACCAGGTCAAGACAATGGCCGAGGATTTTAAGAAGCGGCTGGACAACGTCGCCCGCCAGGTGTACGACGGGCATGGCAACTATCGCGGCCGCTGCTTCCACACGGAGACGCAGGCCCGCACGTTCGGCCTGGTCGCGCTGCTGGCGACCAGCTCGTTCGGCAAGAAGGCCGCCGAGATGCTCGAAGCCGATCACAAGGACTGGCTGACCGCGCAGCGGGCCACGGGCACGGCGCATACCGGCGAGTCGTCGATGGTCGCGCACGAGCACTCGACCGCGATCGAGCGGCTCATCGAGGACTACGGCGCGGCGCGTCAGTTGTTCCGCGTCATGCCGGTGACCGCGCCGACCGGCACGTGGCACGCCCGCGCGGCCGGGATGCGTGCGCATAAGACCAAGGTCCGCACGGCGGTCGCCGAGCAGACCGGTTCGTGGACACCCCTGAACTGGTCGATCGACGACTACGACATCCTGTGCAGCTACCCGCTGTCCTTGAGCGAAGACATGATCGTGCCCTTCGCCGAGATGCTCGCCGACGAGATGTCGCTGGGCTTCGCGATCGCCGAGGATGAAAACATGTTCCTCGGCGACGGCACCGACACCTACGACAACGTCGTGGGCGCGATCCCGCGTCTGATCAACGTCAACGGCGTCGACGACGGCGGCGGCCTGGTCCTGGCG